CAATTGCCCCCCCGTGAACGGATTGAGTTACTCCCGTATCACCTGTATTAACTGCCTGTTGTAACGTCCCCCCTCCGGCTCTTGGGTCTAAGGAAAAATCCTTAAATGCGGGAGGTGGTACTGATTGGATTGTATTGGCAAATGCAGATGGGTCTACAGTGAACGGTACGTTCTGGGTGTCTGCGATTTTAGGTGCGCCTTGACCTGCCTTAAGGTCAGCCATCATTTTGGCTAACTGCGCTCTTTCTCTTCTAGAGCGGTCAGCCAGTTCCTTATTAGCCTTGGCTGTTGCCACAGCCTTCCTTTTCAAGGCAGCGTTTCTGCGTTGATTGTCAGTTTCTCTATCTTCCCTAGCCATAGCTTATCCTCCTGCTGGTGGTATTAATCCCATGTTAGCCAGCCTGTTTTCACTGCTTTGTGCCCCCGGTCTTGGAGTACCCGGAGGTACTGACGGACCGACTGGAGCGGTAGGTGGAACTGGTGGAACTCCCAGTCCTGCATCAGGCATTACCTGAGGAGGTAACCCCGGAGGTCCTCCCATAGGAGGCGGAGGTCCGGGTGGTCCCTGAGGTGGCGGTCCACCTCCCTGCGGAGCCATACCCTGCATCATCTGTACCTGTTCCATTCGTTTCATCTGGAACAAACGCATTAGTTCGCCCTGATAAAACTGTGCTAGGTCTTCTCTTCCTGAGCGTAGAGCAGCCTGAAGCATAGACCAAAGCCCTGCTTCGGGCAACATGCTTTCTGCCATCTGTGTCTTAATAGAATCATCCATCTGGTCTGCTGACTGCAGCCCTAGGATGTTATCCCTGATGAATACATCCGATAGCAGCGGTGAAGGACCTTCTCTTGCTATCTGAGCCATGCTCATCTTCGACATTTCGTCCTGAGGCAGCTGACCAACTAGGGTAACTTCAACATCTCCTGCGTTCTTTATCATTTCAGGGGATATCTCTTCCTTGAAGTACATCCTGTTCTGGTCCTGACCACTAACTTCTATGGATTTAAAGGCTCCAGTGATGTACTGGTCGCATATCAACTGGAAAATATTCCTATATGCCTTCTCCAACGCAGACAATCTGGGTACAAGAACGGTTTCAACACCCTGTTTGAGGGTATTTATTGCAAAACCTGATAATTGAAATTCTAATTGCCCATATATAGAGTGTGGAAGACCGCCTCGCTGCATCTCACCCGACACCAGACCCATAAAAGCCCCTGACTCTTTTGCCATCTCAAGCATTCCAAGGGGTTCTACGTCCTCTCCCTGACCGAGTGCTATCTCAGAGCCTTCTTTGAACGGGTCTTCTTCAAGAGTCTTGGTACCGTCACGGGATTTGACCTTCAGTCCCTGTCTTCTTGAACGTGCTGTCAGTTCCAGCATGACGCTCATCATGAAGTTGTGCTTATCGAACAAATCTCTTGAGGATTTGAAGCAGGATTCACCGTAATCTTCGATGGTATCCTTATTTCCGGTATCGGTTATCGACTGGACTAGGGGAGTGGCACCTACAGGTCCCAGAAATACGGGTGGTCTGTTTGAACCGTGCTTTGTACTCTTTTTAAGAACCGTATCGTCAGTACAGACTATATTATCTTCCTTATCGTAGAAGTCATAAACATCAACGCCTTCCTCATCACCTGTATCTGTACCTTCTCCCTTTAAATCAACGTCCCATATAGCCTTAATTTCTGATGGAGTCTTAATAGTCTTATAACAAGCCCACGATATTCCGTTCTTTCCCTCACCCCAGTAGGTGTGCATCGGGTCCCACGGCTGAATATCGACATAGGTTTCACCGTCATCGTCTTTTACGAGGAGTGCCCTGCCTGCGTACCATCCCCTGAGGGTAATAAACCAAGCCATCTGCTGTCTTGCCGTAGGCTGAAACTTATTCATCAGCCTGTCGTCTGCAGCTTTAAGTATTCCTGCTAGGAATCTTTCCTTGGAATCGTTGTTCTCTCGCTGTTCCCTGTCAGAATTACCGTAAGGGATTCGGATAACCATCTCTGCTGTGGTCATCCAAGAGATTAACTTGTCTGCATAGACCTGTGGTTCGTTTGAAGTGTACGACTGGTAACCTTCTCCTGCGTCAAACTCTTCTAAGCGATAGAGTTTATGGTCGTCATCCATGCGTGAACGCAGTGGTTCGGTCTGGTCGTGGTGACTATCAATTAAAGCTATGATTTCTTCGGGAGTATAGTTAGCCATTTACCAGCGTTTTACCCTTATTATCTTATTATCTGCGATATATCCATAGCCGTATCTGTTAATCAGACCGTAAATTACAGCCTTGACTCCGTGGTTGTATCTATCCTCTGGAGTATTGCCTACTATATTACCATCCCGGTCCATTTTCCAGCGGTAGGCACGGGTCTGTCCATCGAAAGGGTTAGGTTGCACTCCGAACTCGGATAAAATGCCCTTACATCTGGGACTGAAAACTATCCTAGGTTCTCTCTGGTTAACGGGGTCTGTCTTTAGAAAAGACTTCAGGCGTTCAGTTCCTTCATTGATTCTTATTTTCTCTGAATCAAAAAATATTCCAGTCCTTTCCATCCACACTTCGGCTGGGGCAGCCATCGCCTGATGCTGGTTCCCTGCTATGTCTATCACTCCGAACTGTGCATCTCTCCACCATGGCTTAGACTGTGCGATATCTATTATTTCATCAGTAACTAGGTTCCTTTCGTATATTTCATCTATAACTCGCACTTGGTCATTGACCACCTGAACTATCTCACAGGCATAAGCCTCTGAATAACCGGGGTCAATCCATATATGAACGGGAACATCGGGTTCGTACTGAACATCTTCAACATGCAGGTCAGGTCTGATTTCTGAAAAGACCATACCCTGTGGAGGTGAGGGTATGCCTTCTATTCTCTCCATAAAGAAATCGTCTGACGCTGCACGTTCCAGTGCTAAAATCTCCGGGTCCTGTCTTCCACCGGGGTATAAATACTGATTGGAATAGCTTGGAAGTGAGAAAGATTTTTCATCTTCACCAGCAGAGTGCTGCCATGCCTGATACATCTGGGGATACCAGCCGAGTGAACCTTCAAAAGTTCCTGCTAAGAACAGCCACCCCCTCTTCGGGGCACACCTTCCCCTTAACCTGTTGAAAGTTTCTAGGTCTAGCTGTGATGCCTCGCAGCCAATTATCCCGTTAGGTGCCCTCATTGCCAGAGTACGTGGGTCTTTAGCAGATTTAGTTTCTATCCGGGTACCGTCTGCGAGTATTATCTTTCCGGGGTCTACTCTTTTAGACGCTTCAGCGAGTAGTCCCAGCTGTGCAAAGTCATCTACTAGGTATTCAAACTCCGCTCTGGTTCTCTCGTAGTCAGCTGCAACCAGCCAGTAGAGTCCAGCATCGTCATTCTCCAGAAATCTTGCAAGTAAATACTTGGCTGCGACCATAGATTTACCAGCCTGTTCACCACCAGCCACCAATATAAATCTCTTTCGGGAGGCTAGGATGGGTTGCTGGAGTGGGGTAGGGGTGAAATCTATTTTTTCATAGATGTAATCGGCAAGTTCGTTTATTTTCGTAGAGGACTGGGATGTTGCCATGTCTTATTCACTACGCTCGAATCCCTTTTTACCTTTTAATATATCTTCGACCTGTTGCTGAGGGCTAATCTCAGATACTTCCTCAGAACTATCTACTTTCTTCATAGCCTTGAAACGGTCACGCATCTCACCAAGAACCTCTTTAGCCGTATCGTCTACCGCAACAGTCTGTGGTCGATACTTATCTGCCCAGTGAGCGTTTAGAAGAGTAATCAACAGTATAGGATTGTCCTTGGGACCTTGGTCTTTTACACGATTCACAGCCAAGTCCTGTAACATCTCCCTGAAATTGTGCTTCGCCTCCTCAAATCTCTCCTTGAAACCCTGAATATCATCCTTCATCCAACGATTAACAGTCCTTCTATTGAGTCCCATCTCCTTAACAGCAGCACGTATACTGCCTAACTCAGCATAAAGAGTCATGAAGAAGTCCTGACGAGCCTTAACGTCCTCAGGTTCCTTACCTTCAATAAAAGAATTAGTAGCTGACACTAGTACTTCCTTTTCTTTCTGGTATTAGTCATCTTCTTACCCGTCTTCTTAGCGTAAGTAGCTGCCTTTTTCTTTCCCGTAGCAGAATAACTGAAGTGTTTTTTACCTACTTTTGGCATACTACCTCCTTTAGAACTTGCGAAACCCATGATAGCATCAAACTGCAGAGAGCGGTAAACAGTGTGTGGTACTGCCTTACCACTTCGACCCCCGTCCAGTATGTCTATCACTGTACTAATCTGGGTCCTCTCTGCGTTTACGTGTATAATATTTCGGGCTGGGTCACACCTCCGAATGGTTTTTGCAATGTCCATATCAAAAATCCCTCTCTAACCCAGTCCACCATAAAGAAAAAGAATACGGGGGGGGGG